AAGAGGCTGCTGAATCAGTCTATATTGATGTGGAAGGGGTCAGGAGAATAGATAGCGGTATGTTAATGCATGCGCGACTTAAAATTGACTCCAGGAAGTGGCAAGCCTCAAAATTAGCCCCAAAAATATACGGCGACCGCTCACATGTTCATCAACAAGTTACAGTTACTCATGAAGAAACTATCGAAGATTTGAATGAATGATAACTTTCCTAAAAATCCATATCATAAATGTCATTTTTGCAATCAATCTATTTTAAATAATAGTCATCCGAAAATAGTTGAATGCATAGATAATAGAAAGAAATTAATATTCTTCATTTCATGTAGTAAATGCAAAGATAAAAAATATTATGAATGAACAAGAAAGACAAATTCGCATAAAGCTTAAAAACGACTTTCAACACTACGCTAATAAATGCCTAAAAATCCGTACTAAATCTGGTACTGTTAATCCTTTTACAATGAATAAAGCTCAGATATTTATCCATGCCAAGCTAGAAGAGCAAAAGAGGTTAACTGGTAAAATAAGAGCTATTTGTCTAAAAGGAAGGCAACAAGGATGCAGCACCTATGTAGGGGGCCGATTCTATCATCTGGTTAGCTGGAACAAGGGCATGCAGGCTTTCATATTGACTCATGCTCTAGATGCTACTCAGAATCTATATAAGATGGCTAAACGATTCTATGAGAATACTCCGAAAGTAGTTCGTCCCGAGGTGACAACATCAAACTCCAAGGAACTGATATTTGGTCTATTAGATAGCGGCTATAAGCTTGGTACTGCGGAGAACAAGTCGGTGGGCAGGTCAGCTACTATTCAGTTGTTGCACGCGTGTTTGAGTGAGGATAGTTTAATCGTATTATCAAATGGCAGTATTAAACCAATCGTTGATATTGTTGTGGGGGATTTGGTTATTACATCTAGCGGTGCCATTGCACCAGTTAAAGCCAAAATATGTACGGGAAATAAATTAACATACACGCTTGAATGTTGGAATAGTGGAGAGCCAATACATATTACTGCTAATCATAAAGTATTAACATTAGAGGGATACAAACAACTTTATGAATTAAAAAAAGATGATTATGTATCCATGCCGGCTATTCCATATAAAGGTATAGACAGTTATTTATTTAAGTTAAAGAATAAAGAACGCAGCCAAGGAGGCGGATCCAAGCACATCGAAAAACACTCTTTTATTTTAAATCATAGTTTTGGTTATTTTATTGGCTATTATTTAGCAGAGGGTCATGTAAAAGAGAATAATGGATATATTACCTTCACTTATCATAAAGACGAATCTTTCATTGATTATGCCCTGAAAGGGATTGAAGGGCTAAGCACATCTATAAAACACAAGTTTGACGAGGGAACCAACAGAAAAAGAACTCACATTAACGGGAGATTTTTAACTTCCGCTATTAATGAAATTTGCGGTAGAGTTGGAAAAAAAAATATTCCATCTTGGATGCTTGGTTGTAATTCTCAATTTCTTGACGGTTTGGTTAGAGGGTATTTAGACGGCGATGGAAGCAAAGGAAAAATCGATCAAATAACTGCACCATCTATACATGAAAAGATATCTTATCAAATACAACGCCTATGTTTTAGATTATATGGTGCTTGTTCGCTTAAGAGATTTAGTCGCAAACGTTACGACATTCCTACAAAGGATATATTTTTATTAAGATTGTGTGGTAACTCTTTGCGAAAATACAATAATGAAGATATTGCCAGTAAAATAGAAAAAAGCATTTTTATTGATGGCATAGTCTATTGCAAAGTAAAATCTATCAAAGAAAGAAAAATAGAACCTGTGTGGGATATTGAAGTCGATCATCCCGATCACAATTATCAAACAACAACAGGAATTGTTTCAAATAGTGAGGTAGCATTTTGGAATAATGCTGAAGAACATGCAAAAGGCATACTCCAAGCCGTTCCTAATGCATCGGGAACCGAGATTATCATGGAATCTACGGCTAACGGCATAGGAAACTATTTCCATCAGATGTGGCAAAAGGCCGAGGCTGGACAGTCTGAATATATCGCTATATTTGTACCATGGTTTTGGCAAGAAGAATACAAGAAGCCTATTGATGAAGATTTTTCACTAAATAGCGATGAAATTGAACTTAAAGAACAATATTTGTTAACTGATGAGCAAATCAATTGGCGAAGATATAAGATAGCTGAGTTCAGTGTTAATGGTACAGATGGTGATAAGGCCTTCCGTCAAGAATACCCCTGTTGTCCAAATGAAAGTTTTCAGCTTACCGGCGAGGACTCTTATATACAGTCTGATTTGGTTATGCGATGCAGAAAAACGACTACTGAGAAGTATGGAAAGCTATTATTAGGCGTTGACCCAGCTCGCTTTGGTGATGATAGAAGCGCGATAATAAGACGTCAGGGACGCGTGGCCTTTGGTCGTGAATCCTATTCTAAGAAAGATACAATGGAGCTCACAGGCATTGTTCATAAGATAATTTGTGATGAGAAGCCATTTAGAGTATTTGTAGATGTGGGTGGGTTGGGTGCTGGCGTAGTGGATAGGCTTAAAGAGCTGGGGCACAAGGATATTATAGTAGCCGTCAACGCAGGATCGTCGCCATTGGATGCCAAGAAATACAATAATAAACGCTCTGAAATGTGGGGTGAGATGAAGCAATGGTTAATGCAAGAACCGTGCCAAATACCTGACGATGACAGTTTGCATGCTGATTTATGCGGTATACGTTATAAAATTGATTCCAATTCACGTTTAGTCATGGAGCAGAAAGCTGAAATGAAAAAGAGGGGTATTCGCTCCCCCGATGAAGCTGATGCCTTGGCTCTTACATTTGCATTACCAGAGCACGCATTGAATAATGATGGAAAAAATGACGATTTTGCTGTTATGATGGCACGTAAACAGCGCGCATTTAGCGATGCAAAAGCTAATTTATATCGATAATGAGGCTCAGTGATGGCAATAAAGGACGTCCCTCAGGACAATCTTGATAAACTCTGTAAATCTGTAGAAACTTCATACATATATTTTAAAGACAATTGTCAGCGTTTCAGAGACTTCAAACACTATACATTCAGAGAGACATTATCCGAGCAACAAAAAGGGATGCTCACCTCTCTTAACAGGCCTCAGCTTGAATTTAATATGGGTGCTGCGCATGTAGCAAGGAAACTTGGTGAGTTTAGCGACCATGAGCCATCTATTATAGTATCCCCGAGCGAGGGCGTCCCGGTTGATGATGAAGTAATCCAGGTTGTAGAAGGCAATATCAGGCATAAAATTCATGATGCTAACAAAGATTCATTTAGCTATGACATTATGAAAGATATGCTGGGTGGCGGATTCTCGGCTGCAAAAGTCAGGACTGATTTCCAATCATTTATGTCATTCAATCAAGATATATTTTGGCAGAAATGCTTTGATTCCACGATGGTCGGTTTCGATCCAATGGCGAGGTCATCACACAAGGGCGACGGTCAGTATAGTTTTGAGATGTATCCGGTACTGGCTGATGAACTTCAGCTTCAGTTTCCCAATCTTGATGTCAGTGTAAAAGCGGATAGCACGTTCATAGAGTCTTTTCAGTGGTCATATAAAGATATGTATGATCAGACTGTGATTCTTGTGTGTGATTTCTATGAAAAGGTTAAGCGACGAAAGAAAATTCTGAAACTGTCTAATGGCCAGATTATGTTCCCGAAGAAATACAAGGAAATGCAAAAGTACTGGGAAGATAATAATGTTATTGAGCAGATACCCGAAGTTATCAATTCAAGAACTACTGTTATTGATATTATCTGCAATTATAAGTTTGTTAATGGTCAAATATTGGAATATAGGGAAACAGATTATAGTTATTTGCCTCACGTTTTCTTTGATGGTAACTCAGATGTTTTGACGAAAGGCCATACTAATACTACTTATCAATTTACGAAGCCCTATTACTATCACTGCAAAGGCGCGCAAGACATGATGAACTTCATGGGTATTGCGATAACCAATAGCACTGATAATCTTTCGTCATCGAAGTTTATCGTGATGGAAGAGGCTATACCACAACAACAAGACTATAAAGAAGCATTAACAGAGCCTCAGCGTGTAAATACTATTGTTGTCAGGGCTTATAGTGAAAATAATCCTGATAAGCCTATTCCTACGCCTATTCGTGAAGTTCAATATCCTCCTTTGCCACCTGAAGTAATGGGTACGTTTAATCAGTCTATAACGTTTATTCAAGCTATACTTGGGTCGGGTTCTTCTAACCCGGATAACAAGCAAGACTACATATCCGGAAAAGCAATTATTGAAGCGGTAAATGTTGATAATGCGGCTGGCATGCCTTATATAGTGGGGTATCTGGCAGGACTTGAGCAAATGGCGCGCATTCACATCGATTTGATGCCTAAGTATCTGTTATCATACAGAACAATTCCAGTGGTAAATAAAGCAGGGGAAAGGGTTTATCAGGATATTAACAAACCCGGGACTCCAAAAATAAATTACGAGCCAGGGGCATTGAAGGTCAATATTGATGCTGGTGTTAACTTCCAAGTTCAGAAAGATAAAGCCATGGCTCAAATAGTTGGTTTAATGCAAGCAAGTCCTAAGTTCGCTGAATTCATGAATAGCGAACAGGGATTACCAATACTTCTTTCCAACTTGGTTATTTACGGAGCAGATAGGTTGCAGGAAGCTGCTGAAGAATGGACTGAAGCACAAAAACAACAACAACAACAAGCGATGCAACAGCAACAACAAATGATGCAGCAAGACCCC